ATTTTACATGGTAATGCAAGTACGGATGAACCTGCTGGAATTAACATTTCAATAAGTGGTAATCTTTTTTCTTTCATACCTTCAGCGACCAATGGGTTTAATGAAGTAGAAACATATCCATTATCAATCCAAGTACCTGCACTCAATAGTTTTTGTAGAACATCATCATTTTCAACAGTTCTATAAACTACTATACTAAAATCCAATCGTTGTAATTCTTCTCTGAATGCAAAGTCTAAATTATATACCGTCATTCCTTGCATCGCATTCATATATTCTGGCATACGTGTATCATCTTTTTTAGGCTTACCCATTTTAAGTTGTTTGCGTATTTCTTTTTCAGAATCCAATTCAATTTGAGAACGAACCAATTCATTTATATCTTTAGTATTTTTATAGTAATATTGTAACGCTATTATAGTTTCGTTACCCAACACTTTTTTACTAATTAAATTACTTTTAGTAACCGCTATTGCTTGTATCTTTTTTGCTATTTTCTTTAATGTTGATTTTGCGTCTTCATCATCTTTCTTAGAAATGTTTAAATCATACGCATCTAAAATTTCTTCGTAATCATAACTTAAAAGTTTTTCTTGCGATTGTGGTGATATTGATGTGGATTTCTTTTTCCAACTATCTGCTTCTACTGGACTTACTAAGTCAACAGTTTTTAATCCAGTTGGTGTTTCTTCTTCTTTCGGTTTTTCTTCTTTTTTTTCTTTATCATCACCACCTTCTTCCGCAGGTTTTTCTTCCTCGGTAGATTCCTCTTCAGCCGGTTCTTCTTCCTTTGGTTCTTCCTCTGCTGGAGGTTCTTCTTCTTCTGGCTTTTCTTCTTCTTTTGGAGTTTCCTCTGCTGCAGGTGCGGCGTCTTCTCCTTCTATTAAATAAGAATAGTGATTCATATCTTCAATGATTTTCCGTATTTCTTCACGAATAATTTCTTCGATATAATGCGAGGTCATTAAAAATACTCCTACTATGTTAGATGTTTTCTGCGTCTAATTTTCGCTGTCTTCTAATAGCAGCATTTCTTTTTTCAGCTTTCTTTTTCGATGGTTTAATATATTCCATACGATTTTTATATTCTTCAAGAATACCTGCTTCTTTTACTTTACGTTTGAATATTTTAATCATAACATCAACCGGCATACCTGTGTTTTTTACTGTTACATGAGCAGCTTTAGAGTGTGTATATACTCTATCATTCATAACTTTCTTTCCTTTTATTAATTAGATCTAAATTGTTGTTCGTCGTATGACTTCTTACTCATTACTGCAAGAAGATTCTGTCTTGACTTTGGTATTTTTAATTTTTCTATTGCCTGAAGTTTTGCGTTGTATAAGTCTTTTGCCTTTATTTCATGTTTTTGTTGATTCCAAAACGCATAGAACATGGTTTCACCACCTGTCTCGTTTATATTAGCACCATCGTTTTTTATCTCATAGAATTTACTGAGATTTTTACCTATATTCTCGTAAATTGATTCCAAAGTTCTTTGTAGTTTTACAATCTTTTGTGTTGTTTGTTCAAAAACTTTCACAGATTCTTTTAACTGCTTTGAACTTCTTCTATGAGAAACACCTTCAAACCAATCACCAGATTCTTCAACCATATTTTTACTTGCGAATTCAACCATTCTTTTAATTTCAGATACAACTTCTGGTAGTTGTTTTGAACGGTGAACTACTGCACGATATTCATTATATCTACCGATTGATTCTATATACATTCTTTTTTGTTCTGATGTAAGAACTTTTGTACTAAATCTTTCTTTCATTACTTCCTGAACAGCGTCAGCAACTAATTGATTTAATTCTTCTTTTGTTAATGTTGTTTTACTTTCACCAACTTTTTTTGGAAGTCCTTTGTGTTTTGTTGCTGCAAACTTTTCAATATCTTTCTCAGTCATTGATTTTGCAAGTTGTTCAATAGATTTATTAACTTTTGAAGCAGGAATTTGACCACGTTTAACTGCTAAAGCAAGTCCCATTAATTTTTGTTGTTTTTGTGAAAGTGCAGGCATCATTTATCTCCAAATATACATTCACATACATTTCCAATTTCACAAATAATATTTGTAATATTGTTGTTAATACGTTGAATTTTAGGATCAATCTTAGAAATAGTTTCTAAACTAACACCCTCTCTAATTAAACCCTCGTTCTGATAACCGTCTGCATACATGAATGCACCTTGTGTGGATGGATTCGATACAAAGTCCCAACCTATTAATTCAAAGTCCTCTTGTACTTCAACTGTATTTTCACTTATTTCTTCAACCGAACCTAAACCACGAGAAGAAATGCCGAGTCTAATACCAGCACCAAGCAGTTGTTTTAAAATGTTACCAGATGGGGTTGGGAGTATCTCTACTGTACCAACTACATCATTGCCTTTCCAATCTACACTTAATACATTATGAGAAACATTTCTTAAATTAATAACAGAAGAATCTGGATGATCTAACTCGCCCAACGCTCTGTTTTCCTTGATGTTTGTTTCAGCATATTTTTTTACTTCACGCATTAAAATCTTTTTTGGATAAACTCTTCCATTTTGATTTTTTGCTTCAGCTCGCTGTAAAACTCCAGAAACTATAACTTTACCGTTATTCTTTCTCTCGGATTCTGCAATCATTCTTGGACTTGCACTAAAGAGTATAGTATCTACGAGTAGTTGTTTCATATTATGCACCTAATTCGTGTATTTTTTTACTAATTCTGTTTATTCTTTCTGATATTTTTACCAATCGATTTCTTGATTCTCCCCATAGAGTTCTCTGATCAACTGCCATTTCTGTTTTTAATCGTGAAGCGTGTTCTACCACTTTCTCAACTTCATACATAATTCTATTTATACGTTGAATAGAATCATTTATTTTTCTATTTGTTGTTCGTGTTTCATCTTTACGAAAATCTTTATATGATGCTTCGTTCAATGCACCCATTGCCTGAACATAGGTAGATTCATAATTTCTTTTTTTAGTCTTTGGAACAAGTTTATATCCGTAAACTTCTGCAGTTTCTTTATTGTGTTCTTCAAAATCATCTTCATTAGCAGAAAACGCCTTTGGAGTTTCATATCCAGCAACCATGCCGGTTACACTCATTTCATCAAGTTCTTCATGAAACTGTTTGAATTCTTCGGACTCTTTTATTTTATGTATGAAAGTGTTTACATTCATATAATTACCTAATCACTTGATTACGAACCAATGCATATACAGTACCACTATCTACCTTAACACTACTCAATGATAGTTCATGAACAGTTTGTGTTGTTGCTAGTGTAGCAAGTGCGACTGTCCCACCACCAGATAACGATGCAGTTCCCGTAGAACTCGCTGCTACAATAAGCCCACCAACACCAAAATTAGAGCCAGTAAATGCAGTTGTACCAGTTGTACAAGTAATTGATTTAAACCATTTTCCTGGATTACCCAATCTTTCAAAATCAGATACCGGTGAAGTAATAAAATTGTAAGGATGTATTTCGTTTATGTCTGGCATTATTTACTCCATGATAAATCGTCTATTAAACTGTAATAACGAAGAAGTGCAGAAATATGATTTTCTTCTACTTTCTTAATTGTTTTATATTCATCTAAAAGGTTTACCACTTCTGTTAATTTTATCTTTAGTGATTTATCTTTTACATTCTTAATATTTTTTGTAAATACTTTTTTTATAGCAACCGCTTCAGTTTGAATTAAAGACTTTAAGTTATTAGTGTTGCTAACATTTCCCATATATTCTCTTAACAGAGCTTTCTGTGATTCACTTAAATCACCATATTTTTTGTTAAACTTCTCAACTAAATATGAATAAGCAAGTAAACGAATTTCTTTCGGTTCGTTAGCAATAGACATATCTTCAGATATAAGTTTTTCTTTATTATTGGATGTTATATTTTCAAGTATTGTTATGCGAGATTGAGTAAATTCAATAGGATTATCAAATTCATTATTTTCAAATACTTTATAAATTGAAGCAAGCAATTTATAGTTTTGAACTTTTGTTTGAAAAAATGCATCAATATCAAAATTCTCTTTAATAGTTTTAATCAATTGATATTTTTCTTCACTCAATTTCTTTTTATTTAACCCACGTCTTGCTCTTAAAGCAGCGTCTATAAGCATAGCAGCCTTATTTTCTGATTTTAATCTTTCATCACAAAGTGTTTTATAGAACTTATATTCTTTTATAAGTTCGGTATTTTTATTAAAGTGCTTCTTTAGAATCTGTATAGCTACGGATTCATTTGAAGAAATAATATCGGACGTTATTTGACGAGTTAAAAGTTCAAATAACATCGCAGTATTTTTAAACTTTGAATGTTTTATTTTTTTCATTTTTACTTATACCTAATAAATGTACACTTCATAGAATAAATATAACAAAAATCATAATTCATCTAATAAATTATTTTCATTCAACATATTTGGTTCATTTTCTACTTTAACAGACGGTTTAAGACTTTCCGAAATGATTTTTTTAGTTTTTATTTTTATATCAGACATACTATTAATTAAATTTCCAAGATCTTTATTTTCTAAAGAAAGTGGAGAACCAGATTTATTCTCTGGTCTTATAGTTTTTGTCCTCGATAATGTTCTACCTAAGTCTTTACTACCGATTGGATCTCTTCCCATTGGATGATTATCTGTTGCATAATTTAGATTTTTAGCAGGTCTACCAGCGCCTGGCCATCCACCATCTGGTGTTTCTACATCATTTATTACTCTACCACCGCCTTTAATTTGCATACTAGCAATATCGTGTGGTGTACCAAAAGATTCTTTAGTTACAGCTGGATCGTTTCCTTCACTTTCAATTTGTTTCTGACGGAAAGCGTGTTTAATATCCTCAAGAACTTCATTCTTTTCAAATTCGGCTTCATCTTCTGAAAGATTGAATATGTTTGTATAAATATATTTCATTGAGAATAACTTTTTTTCAATTAAAGAACCGGCTAAATCAACACGTTCTTTCATTAAAGCAACTTTTTCTTGTTCGTATATAATGGAAGGACCAGTTAAATTCAATTCAAAATTTACTAAATCTGCATTTTCATAACCTTGTGCATACAAATGGACAATCGCAATCTTTGTTAATTCAGAAACAACAATTCTTTGTATTCTTTCAATTGTTCTTGCAAAACGAATATCTAATGCGGCAAGTGTTGCTTTACCTTCCGCTTTTTCATCATATCCCAAAAACGGCTTTGGTACTTTAAGAGCAGCAAATAGTTTACTTTTAAGATATTCCACATCCTCAATTGCTTGATATTGTAAACCAGCGAGAGTTTCAATAGAAGTACCAGATTGTCCACCACGAACTGGTAAGTAAAAATCTTCTAATAAATTTTGCATATTGAAACGTAAATTATAATCACCAGTTTGCTCATTCATAACTGGAGTTTTCTTCATACGATTCATAATGTTTTGCATATATTGATCAACCTCAGCGGGTGGAATATTACCAATATCAACTTTGAATATACGTTTCTCAGGAGCTCTCATAATTCTATGAATTAACATAGCGTCTTCCATAAGAACTAATTGTTTATACAATTTTCTTCCACCTTCAATCAT